GGAAAATCTAATATGATAATAGCTAATGGACTCAAAAGAGTTGGTTATCTTACTGCAATGGAATATGATATTAAGCTGAGATATTGTATTCAATATGGTAAAGAACAGTTAGCAATGTGTAAGTATATAGGCTCGAAGAAGTGCTTGAATTTAATTAACGCTAATTTGTTGAAATGTATGAAGTTAGAAGCTATGCGTATTAATCATAGAAGTTCTAATTCACATAAACCTTTACCCTTTGCATTATTATTATACGGTAATTCGTCTGTAGGTAAATCTTATATGGTTACCAAAATACACCGTTTATATTGGAATATTTTCCATAAAGGATTACCATTTAACGAAGAAGCAGTTTTTCATTTTAATCCTACAACAGAACATGTCGATGGATATCAAAATCACCACGACATAGTTGTTATGGATGATCTGTGTAAAGATCAGCCAGATAAAGTTAATGGTATACCTAATGATGTTAAAAGTATTATTGATATTATTAATTGTGTACCATGTCTGGTTAAGAAAGCTGATCTAGATAGTAAAGGTAATGTATATTGGAATGCTGGATGTGTTATCGGAACAACAAACGTTAAGACACTATATGCGCATTTATATGCTTCAGATGCATTAGCACTGTTAGGGCGATTTCAGATTCACATGACGGTTGTGCCAAAAGTAGAATTTCAAAAGAAAGATGAAAATGGAGTACCCTTAGGCACTGTTGATTATGATATTATGCCTGATCATATGGTGGAGGACGCGCACAATGTTATTTTAGAGAGAGTTATTCCTAAGAAGCAAGTTGTTGTACGTGAACACACTGGACATAGAATAACACGACGAACTGATATACCAGTAGCATATGAGAAGCTTAAATATACTGATCCTAGAACTGGTGGTACAAAAACGTTGCTTTCAATAATGGAAGCTCAAGCAGTTATCTCACAGATGATGAAAGCGCATTTAGATCGTACTATTAATTATAAAACAAAGCTCGATCCTTCTATAGTAGATGGGCTATGTTGTAAGGAGTGTGGTGTTTATATGTGTTATGAACATAAACCAGATAATAAGGAAGTAAATGAAAATATTGTTGAAAAAGGCGAGACTACTTTGATGCTTAAGGAAGATGAATATTATAATGTAGGACCACAGTCGCAAGGATTAGTTGAATTTAGTGGTTATACATTAATGGGAGCCTTTACTGCTTTTTGTGTAATGTTTATGTATCATTTTAGTATAAGATTCGGTGATTATACACAAAAAAGAGTTAAAGATCTTAAGTTACTCCGAAGTGATCTTCGTGAGATAGTAGTTTTAGGAAATAAGGCGGATACATATTACTTTAAGAATAGGTATAAAGTTATTGACAGTTTTCCAAAAGTGAAAACAGCTGTAGCTAGTTTAGTAGCTATGTATACCATGAAGTTCTTTTTTAATAAGTTGTCGCCTTCTCCTAAAAATGATAAGGCTTTAATTAATGTTAAGCAGGATACTTGGTACATTGATTGTAATATTACTGAAAATGATGAGACACCTACTGAAAGTAATGCACTAGATGTGTCGACAATAGTCGAAGCACAAGGTGGAAGTGGTTCTAAATATGCTTGTAACGACGATGCAAAAGAACGGCAAAATGTGTGGACAAATTTATCAAAGGGTGCTATTCATACTGACAAACAACCTCTTAAAACTGTCAAGATTGACGATATGATTCGTTTAACACGAAATAATATGGTTAAATTTGATGTTTTTATAGTTGAAGATGGGAAGAAAATTGCACTTAAAGGTGTTGGTTTATTTGTTAAAGGAAATAACATGTTGGTGCCTACACATTCTTTACCGCCTATAAATGAGACTTTTCAAATTAAGTATGGAGATTTAGCGTCCAACAATAAGTTTTCACGTAGTCAAGTACAATCTATAGACGAGACAACAAGATATGATATACCTGGCTTTGATATTACAGTTATTAGGTGCCTTGGAGGTGCACCATATAGAAATATTATGAATTTCTTTTCAGATTTTGCAGAATTGAAAGAAGGAGAACAATATGAAAGTATTTTAGTCGGTTATACACAGAAACATATCTTTAATAGTACAGTTACTTATGGTCTAGCTTATGATGTCAAGAAAAAGGAAAAAGGAGAAGAGAGGAGAGTTATTAAAAGAGAATATTTTAATAAGAAATACTTTTCTTATAATCTATCGTTACCTGGCGAGTGTGTTAGTCCGCTTATTGTTAAATTTGGAAGTTTCAGTGGCATTAGTGGATTGCATATTGCAGGTAGTCCAGTTGACGGCGGATATAGTATTTGTATAACAGATAGATTGATTCAACAAGCTATAGATAGTATTAGTAATTCAATTATTGTGACTGCTAATAGTGATGGTTTGGGGAGATTAGATGATAAAAACTTTAAAAAGGATTCCAATTTAACTATAACAGAAGCAATACATCGGAAAAGTCCACTGAATTATTTAGAAGCACAACATGAAGAAGGTTTACCAACAGATGATTATAAATTGATGTTTCTAGGAGAGCTTACACAATTTAGGAGAGGAAAACCTAAGATTGATGTCCGAGCTGGTTATCTACAGGAAGAAATTGCAGAAGTATATGGACCTCTTCCAATGGGAGTACCTGAATGGAAGATAGGTTACGTTAATGGAGAATGGAATGATCCTTTTGCAGACGATTTAAAGATAATTAGTGGCCATAATAACTCGATACCACCTGCCCTACTACAGAAAGTAGCTATAGGTTATTTTAATGATATTAAAAATAATCTTAAGATAAGGACTGGATTTAAGATCGCGACATTAACTGATTATGAAGCAATA